CCCTTTGCCCTTGTAAGCGAGAATAAACTCATCAGTATTTAAACTGACACAAACATGACCATCTTTGCCAGCTAGTTCTTTGCACCGCTTCAAAAAAGCAACATGGCCAGAATGGAACAAATCAAAAGAGCCACCTGTGTAGACAGTTAATCCCATCGGTTAGCCCTTCTAGTTTTGAGAGTCCAGCCACCCTGCGAGAAATCACCCTCGGCTTGCTTGTCATCAAACAGGCGCATATTCGCGCCAAAGCTTCTATGGTTCATCTCTTGATAACCGCTGTTTAGGGTCGAACTGTTGTCATGGTGAACAACCGCATCAATGGTTTTGATTGGCACACCATGATGGCGCACTCGGCGCTCAAGGTCATTGTCATCATAATAAAGCGGATAAAAGCGCTCATCATAAAGCCCAACCTTGTCAACCATGCCCTCACCGAAAACAACAGCCGACCAGGCGGTGTTGATCTTCAAAAAGTTCAGAGCCTGAGTGTCTACCTCGGCGGCAATCTTCTCCAAAGCACCAGCCTCAAAATAAGCATCATCATTCACTAGAAGCCAGTAGGGGGCATAAGGGGTTGCTTTGACAATCAGATTCCAAGCACCCACCAAACCCAGCCCAAAAGGCATCCTAAGCACCCACAGGTGTTTCACAGAATCAGGCTTAGTCGGGGTGTAGCCGGTTGAACCTAGCCCCGAGTTGTCAATGATAACCAGATGCTCAACAGGATAATCAATAGAGCGCAACAACCTATCAGCAAGATCAAACCTCTTTAGAGTGCAGAGACCAAGAACTGGAATCATGCTTCAAGCTCTGCAATAACTTGCCAGAATAAAGACTCAAACTCGTCTGGTTCAAACCAGCCAGCATCGGTTACTTCCTTCTGCCAAATCGGTTGGTGATTTATATCTGATTGCCATTCTTCTTCTGAATTAGCAACATAGAGTTTTGCGAAATGGTGACGGCCTCTGAAGTAAAACCATTTTCCATCAGCAGTTATACCCTCAATCTGGTTGGGCATCATGCCTGAGTTTTTGGTGATTGTATAAGTAGCCATTAGTTTGACTTTTCTAGCAAGCGACCAATCACAGGCAACCAGTGCTTCTGCCAAACAGTATCGACATCAAACTGCTTAGCGAAATCAACCGCAACCTGGCTAGTGCCTCGCTCGGCTTGATAAGCCTCTTCAAGCGCATTGACAATCGAAGGCACGAGCGGAATCTGCCAGATAGCATTTTGCCCAGCATCCCACATAGGCTGCCCCTCAACCATCCAAGAATCATCAGCGAGCAAGTCAGGGGTAGCACCCCAAGAAGAACCAATCACCCGAGTGCCACAAGCCTGAGCCTCAACAGTTGGAATACCAAAGCCCTCACCAAATGAAGGAGCAAGTAAGACATCCATCGCGCTATAAAGACCGGCTAGAGTTTCTTGGCTCATGCCATAGCGGTAATCCACAAAAGGCGGAAACATAACAGCCTCTTTAGGAATACCAAAAGCCTGAAGCATAGGAATTAACTGCCAGCCTCCCGATGATCCAATCGGATCAGTATGCATATAAAGCACAGCATCAGGATGCTTTTGTCTAAAAATAGAGAAAGCCAGCAGATTCTCACTAAAAGCCTTGCGGTGAATCAGACCCGAACTCTTGTTAGCCGAAACCATGCCAACAACAAACTCATCTTTTAGCCCCATATATTCGCGCGCTGATTGCCCAAGAATATTCGCAGTTGGTTTGAAAATCTTAGTGTCAATGCCATGAGGCACATACTCGCACTCAATGCCCTTAGCTTCCATCTGGCGCACACCATTTGGGGCCATAGCAATCGGGGTGATATTAGGCTTGCGAAGAAACTCCTCAACAAGTCCAGGCATGGTGACATGATCTAGTGGAGTCCACCAACCTATATTGACCTTATCCCACTGGTTGCCCTTGATAACCCAGCAGTCATACAAGCCGATTAGGGCATCTGGCAAGTTAGGATTCTGGGCTTTCCAATGAGCATGGTGCATAGGGCCGACATCATTGCTGTAAGCTTCAGAGCCACGAGGATAGTGAGGGATTGCGCCAAACTTAGTCTGATGAGTGCTGACATTGCCCTCAAGCCCATAATTGGATAGCGCAGCAACCTTAGCGCCATCGCGCTTCAAGCGGTCTACTAGATAGCCAGCTTGTTGACCATAACCGGTCGGCTGATCTGGTGAGTTAGACCAGACAGAAATAGTGCCAGTAATCTTTGATTTGCTCATTGCATCCCTTTCATCATTATCACTCTAGCAAAGTATCAGGGTAAGAGGAAACCCCTCAGCCTACGCACTGAGGGGTTTCCGGTTTTTACTCTAAAAGAGCAAGGCCTATGAGGCCCCACCTTTGAAGTACTTGATGCTGGTTGACTGAACAAGTCCACCATCGATGCGAGTTAGACCGCGGTAGGTAACAACATCGTTGTTGAAGGCATAGTCCATTGACTGGTCTACGCGGACACCACCGGCGATGCGAACCTTGAAGGCTGCAAGGTCACCGAATAGAACCGACTTAGCGCCAACAGCAACAGCAGCCATTGCAGGGTTCTCATAGACATTGAAGCCTAGAAGAGTTGCTGGCTGACCAGGAACTGCTGAGTTAGTCCAGATGTAGTTTCCAGCGCCATCCTTGAGCTTACGAGCTGAAGCGATTGCGGTGGTTGCCATGTGGAAACCAGCAGAAGGTAGCTGACGAGCAGAACCATCTACCGAGTAAACAAGGTCAATTAGGTCGCTGTATGAAGCAGCACCTGATACACCAGTTCCACCAGTAACAGCCGAACCAGCAGCGCCAACCAACTTGGTGGTTAGAACTGAGTTGGTCTGTAGACCGATTGACTTACCTAGTTCCTGAGCGATGTAAGCGGTGATGTCGAAACCGGCATCTGCAACAAGCTCTGAAGATAGTGAAACAAGCGCACCATACTTCTCAGCGCCAAGAGTGATTGACGAGAAGGTTGGGTTGCTTTCGGTGATTGCTGAACCAGCAGCAACTGAACCTGATGATGAGGTTGCGGTTACGGTTGGGATAACAAGGTTCTCACCTGACTGAGTGCTGAAAATCTCAGAGGTTGAAAGCAAAGGGCCAACCATCTGTGCGATTTCAAATACTCGGTTGTAGAAAGATGGGCCAACAGTGTTCGATGATGGAACAAGAGCGGCACGGATTTCGCGAGCGAACTCGTGACCGCGGATTTCACCGCGAGCAATCGAGCGAAGCATATCTGCATCGCCAGCAAGAGCAGCAGTTGCAGGTGCGAATGAAGCAGCAGCCTCTGAAGCCTGAGCTGCGCGCTCTTCGACTCGCTGTGCGGTTGCGATTGAAGCATCGCGCTGAGCAATGTCTGCCTCTAGGCGGTCAATCTTCTGGGTTTCTTCAGCAGTTAGTCCGCGCTTCTCAGCATCAGCGAAGTCAATAACTTCGCGCATCTGAGCAATAAGGTTTGCACGAACTTCTGCCTGGTTCTTGATGAACTCTGACATAAGTCATTCCTTTTTGTTAAATTGATAAGGGGTTTCCGCCGCGCTGACGCTGAACAGACAAGAGGCCGAGCAAACTCTGAACCTGTAACTATTCTACAAGGTTGCTACATAGGCGCTCAGGGTAAAGGAAAACCCCCGAGCGAAAGGGAAAAACTCTCGGGGGTAAACTCGCCAAATAGGGGGTTAGCGAGTTTCCTTCACAGCAACCACTCGGACTTCTTTGGCCGAGGTGCTGGAGTCTAGTAAATCAATCAGTTCTTTGATTGCGCCTGAGTCTGGGTTGCCAGCGATTTCCTTGACAACAGCAATAGCGATAGCAATATCTTCTTTAGTAGCCATTAGTTGCCCATCTCTGCTAGAACTAGCTTCTTCTTGTAAAGAGCGGTGATATCGCCCTCTGGTTCTTCAACCTTACCAGAAAGGCGCTCAATGACATCTTTCATCATTTCACTCTGGCTGGCATCCAACTCTTCACCCTCTTCCAATTTCTGAAGTGCAACTGCTAGAGCATCCGCTGACAAACCATCAGCTGATCGGACTGATACAGTTCCCGAGGTCTGTTCATAGGCAGGGGTTGAAACTAGGCTTACTTCATACAGGCTGACATCTTCAAGGTAGCGAGTATTTCCATCCTGTGACCATGAATCCTTCTTGACTGAGAAGCCAAAGCTCATAGCATCAACAACACCGGTGCGAACTAACTCAGCGATATCGCGCCCAAGAGTAGTATCTGGCAGGGTAGCAGTTACCTTTAGACCGCGCTCATCTTCAACCATCTGAAGCGAACCATTGCGAGTTGAGGCTAGAGGATTTGAAGTGTCATGATTCCACAGAAGCATCATGCGGTTGCGCGACTGTAGCGAGCGCTTGAAAGCACCAGGCTGAACAATCTCGGTAAAAGGTAGCGGAAGGCTTGGCTGACCGAACACAGCGGCATAGCCGGTGAAGGTGCGACCATCACCCTCGGCTCGGAGTTCAATATGGTTGGTGCGAATCTCGCCCTTACCGAGTGCGCGCTCTTCATGACCCTCAAGCTTTGCCTTGATCTTCCAAGCAGCGCGAATCCATTTGTCGCGAGTTGGGATGATAGTTGAACCACCCAAGTCGGCTGTCATAGGGTCTAGGCTCTCAGGCATAGGCTGTAGAGGCTCAATCATCTGAAGTGCCTCAGTAGCAACCACAACATCTAGGTCACCCATCTCCCAGCAGTCGCACTCATCATCTTCTTCCCAAATGCGAACAATGGTAGTTGCACCATCTACTGACACAACCTGCCCTGCATAAGACTCGGTTTCGACTAGCCAAGCAACAAAGTCACCGGCATTGAGTTCACTTGGTAGTGCGCGAGTTGCTGCTGGCGCGGTATCTTTGCTCATGATTTCACTTTCTGGAATAACCCAAAGCTTGCAAACTGCTTCTGAATCAATATTACCTTCGACTACAACACACTGGTTGCGAGCCTCATTGAAGAAAATGCAGTTACCACACTTG